CCCGGCGCGGTCACCGCCCCATAGGAGGCCTTCCGATGTGGGACTGTGAGCACTGTGGCTGCCAGGCCATAGCGAACGACCTGGAGTTCTGTCCTCAATGCTTCACCCCACGCAACCAAGACGTGTCTGCGGAGCCGCCATCACCGGACGCCTCCGCACCCGAGAACGCCGACTCGGGTGACCGGGAGGCTCCGCAGACACCAGACGGAAGCGATGAGGGGAACTGGGGGAAGACCCGTGGCTAGGTCAACGATCGCGGGATCGAGCAACGATCCGATAGGAAGGTGGGATGCAATACGTCTTGGTACCAGCTCCTCGACATCCGGAAGCAAGCCAGGATGGAGTGGCACTTCTGGAACGACCGGCCTCCCATCGCCTGCCCACGATGTGGAGAGCCTCTCCTCAACGGACCAACCTCCGAAGCCAGTATTCTCTTCTGCCGATTCGACGGATGGCAGTGGCCAAGAGACTGGCTCCAGCCCAGCGAGCCCGTCGGGCTCTTCGGAGGGCTCAGTTCCGCCGAAGGAAGCTACCCCGGACCAGGTCCAGGCGGCTGACGTTCCGGAGGACTTGCACCATGAGCAGGTCATGGCGCTCGCCCACGAGGCGTACGAATCGCAGAACTACGACGAGGCGGATCGCCTCATAGGAATCGCAGAAAAGCGTGGGGCTAGCCGACGGGCCGTCGCTACGGCGCGCGGTTACGTACGGGACGCCCGCGCTCGCGCCCTAGCCGACGCTCCGCCACGGGGCGGTGGCACCGGGGCCGGTCCTAGCGAGGCCGATCCCTCGGCCGGCGGGATGCTCGTCCCGTAGGCTACGCTTAACCCACAACCGCAGAGACGGCCAGCCTACCCCCAGAGGGTTCTCAGCAAGAAAGCAAGGCAACGGATGGCTATTACGAGAGCCTGCTATGCTACACGCGAGCAGGTTAGACGAGCGCTAGACGTTCAGCAGTCGGCGTACCACGATGCGATCATTGATCGCAAGATTCAGAGTGCGTCCGGGTCGGTTGACCGTCTCTGCATGCGGAAGTTCTACCCGGAAATCAAGACGTACAACTGGGACTGGCCGAACTACCAGTATGCCTACCCGTGGCGGCTGTGGCTAGACCAGCGGGAGCTGGCCGGGCAGCCCAGTGTGGTGCTGTCCGGCCCGTTTCTGACAAACCCAATCACCATCTCTCCGGACGACTATATCCTTCAGCCGCAGTCGGGTCCGCCCTACACCAGCATCCAGCTGCGTCGGGACAAGAACGTGGCGTTCGGGAACAACACCACGCCGCAGTACGACATCCAGGTCACCGGCCCGTACGGTTACTGGATCCAGACGGAGCCCGCCGGCAGCCTGGCGGCGGCTGTGAGCACGGCCTCCCAGACCAGCGTCGAGATTGGACCGTCCGGCCTCGTCGATGCGGGCGCGACGCTGGTCGTCGGATCCGAGCGCATGCTGGTGACGGACAATCAGTATGTCAGTACCGGGATCAGCTTCATCTCCGGCTGCACCGCCAACTCGGCCGCCGACAACACGATGGTCGTTCCGGACGGAACTCAGTTCTCCGCCCAGGAGGTCATCCTGGTGGACAGCGAGTGGATGCTGATCCAGAACGTCATCGGTAATAGAATGATCGTCAAGCGGGCCTACTCCGGCTCCGTGCTCGCGGCTCACAGCCCGACGACGATCTGGGCCAAGCGCCAGCTTACGGTGGTGCGCGGATTCCTAGGGACCACGGCTGCTGCGTACCCGGACAACACGTCCGTGAGCATAGATGTGTATCCGGAGCTGGTTAACGAGCTGACGGTCGCCGAGACGATCATGTCGCTCATCCAGGAGTCGCAGGGCTACGCCAACCAGATGCAGGCAAACTGGTTCGGCCAGAGCCAGCGTGGCGAGGGCCAGCAGGCGGAGTCGTTCCCCGGCCCCGGCATCAATGATCTGCGAGCCAGGGTGTGCGAGGCGTATGCCCGCCAGGCCCGAAGCCGGGTGGTCTTATGGGATTCGAAATTGACGTGGACATTGACGGCCAGGGGCCGGTGTTTGACGGAAGCTGGGCGGACATCCTCTTCGCATACAAGCAGGCTGTCCTGAACCACCTGTCGGATACCGCCGTCCGTCGCATCAAGGAGTACCTGCCGACGCAGTACATGTACCTCGGTCACAACGGCGGCAACCCGAAGGACAACCCGGTGCCACCGGACGCCGGCTACCTGGTCTCTACCATTCACCAGCGTCGGGAGACGACCGACTCGCACCTGGTTCTGGACGGCGGTTACCCGCAGGTCATCTACGGCCCCTGGATCGAGGGTATCGCACCGGGCAACACCTACTTCGGGGCCAAGGGTCGCATGAAGCGCGGGCTGGGCCCGCGTTTCCCTGGGTACCATGCCTTCCAGAAAACAACCCACGAGATCCAGGCTGTGGCGGCCGACCTGGCCTACGAGGACCTGCCACCCTTCCTGGCGGCGCTCAATGATGGGTTATAGGAGGCATGCAAATGGCAAGTAGCGAAATCAAGGTGGTAACGGAACTCTCCGAGGACACCGTTGCTGAGTTCCGTAAGCTGCGCACGGAGATGGCGGCGTTCCGTGCTAATCGTAACGCGACGGTCATGCGACACGGGTGGCTGAAGGTCGTGGTCAAGGACCTCGAGACCAATCCGCACACCCAGTACAAGGTTCACCTGTACGGGGTGATCTACTGGCTGATCAACTTCCCACTCGTGGCTGCCCTGTTCTTCGGCGAACCGACGTTGTGGCTGAAGTGGGGCGTGTTCATCACCCTGGTCTACAGCATCTACGCAAACTTCGCGACGGACTACGGCGCGATGTCGGCAGCGATGGCGTCCTTCGGGAACGCGCCGTTGCCGGAACTTCCGGTTCAAGCTCACGTGGAGGCGAAGAGCAATGAATCTTAAGTGTATCCACTGCATCGAGAGGTACATCCGGCTTCCTGAGTCCGAGAAGACGCCCGTGGCCTGGGAAGAGGTACAGGACTCCGTCACGATGGCGCCCTCCTGGCAACAGATGGATCTAGGCATGGGCCAGCTGGTGATGGCCTGTGTTGCCCTTCCTGTCTGCCTTGATCACATCCGAGTCGACAACCCGCAGCCGCTCGCCAGCAGCGGCGGTCTGGTGCTCGGCCACTAGGAGCCATCATGACTGCGAACTTCAACGACCAGGCCATCAACGAGGTGATCGACAAGATCGTCAGCTATGCACTTTCGAGCGGACGGTTCGAATCGGTTAACGGCCACGAGCCGAAGTCGTCACCGGGCAATGGCGTGGCGTTCGCGGTCTGGGCGCAGACGATCCGGCCGACCCGGCGGAGCGGTCTGGCGGCCACCTCGATCCTCGTTCAGTTCCAGGGCAGGATCTACATACCGTTCAACCAGGTTCCGTACGACGCGATCGACCCGCAGGTGATGTCGGCCACCACTGACCTGATGGCGGCCTTCAGCGGTGACTTCAACTTCGGCGGGGTTGCGGATGTACGATATGTAGACCTCCTTGGGGCGGAGGGGGCGAACATGGGAATGCAAGGGCTGAGCGCGGCGGCCGGTTACGTGGAGATCGACCGACGCATGTTCCGCATCATGACTCTGAACATACCTATCGTTATCAACGACGCATTTGATCAGGTGGCGTTATGGCTAAGCAGTCAGGCCTTGGAGACAACTTCTACATCGGGGGCTACGACCTAAGCGGCGACGTCTCCTCGATCGGCAAGATCAGCGCGCCGCTCGCCCTGCTCGAGGCGACGGGCATCAAGCAGTTCGCAGAGCAGCGGCTCGCAGGGAGACGTGACGGCAACATGCAGTTCACGACCCTGTTCAACAGCACCGGAACGACGGCCACCCCCGCCTTCCCGGCCAGCAATACGCCGGTGACCAACCCCAACGGCTGGGCCGTGTTCGTGACGATCACGGGCGGCACGCTGACCGCCGTGAAGGTGAACGGTACCCAGGTCGGTACCACGGCGGGCACCTATGTGGTTCCGGCCGGCCAGACGATCTCGGTCACGTACACCGCCGCTCCAACCTGGAACTGGGTTGGGGTTCTGGCCGAGCACAACGCCCTATCCTCCCTTCCGCGGACGGACACCTTCGCCACCTACTTCCGCGGGAACGCCGTGGGCAACCCGGCCGCCAGCGTCAAGGGCGTCCTGATCAACTACGACGGCACCCGCGACAACGACGGCAACCTAACATTCCAGGCAGAGGTTGACTCGGACGGGTTCGGCGCGGAGTGGGGAGTGATGCTTACGGCAGGCCTCCGGGCCGACACCGTGCCGACCACCGGGACGAGCCGGGACGATGGCGCACTGAGCAACTTCGGGGCCCAGGCGTACCTTCAGCTGACCGCGCTCGTCGGCACCAACGTCGATGTGAAGATCGAGCACTCGTCGGACAACACAACCTTCACCACGCTGATCGACTTCGGGAGTCTGGCCGTACCGAACCAGGCGGCGCGCGGCTCGGTCAGCAACACGACCCTCGTCAACCGCTATGTCCGGGTTACCACGACCGGCACCTTCACCTACGCGCAGTTCGCCGTCCAGTTCTGCCGCAACCCGGTCGCTGGGGTGGTGTTCTAGATGGGCCATCTCGTTCAGGTGCCTTTCGGCCAGGCGATGGTCAGCCGGATCGCTCCGGACCTCGGTCCCGAGCACTACAAGACCTATACGATGTCCGCGCCGTTCGCGAGTCACTGGCGACCGGCCACCTGCGAGGAGTACGAGTGCCAGGACTTCCTCCACGGATTCGTCATGACCATCGACTTCTCAACCGACCTTGGCCAGAAGCAGCTTCACTACCTGACCAAGGTCGACAAGGACCGGCGCTACCACATGCAGCGCACCGGCCCCTACGAGGTGAAGCTGATCTACGGACCGGGGAATCCCTGCTTCAAGCGGGGAGACCACAAGGTCCCGCTCGATCGTCCTCCGTTCTACCTGGTGTCCGGCGGTGACTGGCGCGGTAACCCGCGCGGCACCCCTCGGACGAAGCACCGGCGACCGGAGGATTGGGTGGATGATTTCGCCACCCATCAGGACAAGATAGCCGAAACAGTAAAGAGAGGCTGAAATGGCAAAGACCTCGGGTCTTGGTGGCGCAATCATCGTGCAGGACGCCTCGTCCGTTGCACAGACGATCACCAACGACGTGACCAACTACTCGTTCACCACGCCGCGCAACACGCAGGACATCACCGGCGTCGACAAGTTCGCCAACGAGCGGCTCCTCCTGCTCGCGGACTTCACCGTGACGCTCAACGGCGTGTTCAACACCGCCGCGAACAAGTCGCACGATGTGTTCAAGACGGTCACCTCGACCTCGGTACAGCGCAGTGTGGAGCTCGACCCGCTGGGCGCGGCGACCGGCGCTCCTTCGATGGTCACCAACTGCCTGCTTACCGACTACCAGATCACTCGCGCCAACACGGGCGAGCTGACCTGGCAGGTGCCCGGCTCGCTGGCGGACGGAACGCCCCCGACCTGGACCACGCACGCTTAGTCATGAACTGGCCACTACTGGTTCACATCGTGTTCCTGTTGTGGCTCATCGCTACAACTGTAACGGAGGCTACAGTGGGATTCACCCCGAAGGAAGAGATCCTGAAGCTCGTGTTCGAAGAGGACACCCCGCTGCACGGCTTGACCGTAAGGGTTAAGCCGTGCACGGTGGGGGAGTGGAATGAGATGCTCCGACAGAGCGCAGAGCGGAAGGCCAACGGCGGAGAAGTTGCCGAGGCCAACGACCAGATCGCCCAGCTGTTCCTAGGTCACGTCGTCGAATGGGACCTGGAGATACCCGAGGGGGAGCTGGTTCCGCTGACCCTGGAAGGATGGCAGAAGATCGACCACCGCCACGCCGGGATCATGATCACCGCCTGGCAGCTGGCCATGGTGGGGATCCCAAAAATCTCGAGCGGGAACTCCGAGAATGGAAGGACTTCGGAGGAGCAGTCACTCGATCTGGCGAAACTATCGGAAAGCCTCCCGAGCTGGAACTCGCCGAGCTTACCGTTGGGCTCTGCGATCGGTTCGGAAAGCTACCGCGTAAGGGCGGCGTCCTAGACCAGCCGGCCACATTCCTGAGAACGCTGAGAATCGTACAGTTGGGTAGGAGGGAAGAGGATCATGGCGAATGAGGTAGAGATCCGCATCACCGCTCATGACCTGACTGGCCCCGCGTTCGCTTCTGTGATGGCCAAGCTGGATGCGGCCAAGAAGCTTGCGGACGAAGCGTTCAAGGACCGCCAGTTTGAACTCGGCATCGGCGATGCCCTGACGAAGCTAGAGGTGCTCAAGCGGGCGGCCGACGATATCAGCTTCGGCCACATCAACATGAGCGATCTCAACACCGGCCTGATGGCCCTTCGCTCTAAGATGCAGTCACTGGGCATCGCCGACCTTGCCGACATTGACGTGCAGCCCGGCCGCCTCATGACGCAGCTTCAGTTGATCAAGCGGCTGATCAACCAGAGCGGGGTTTCGGACGTCCTGGACTTCAACCTGACGCCCGCCGATCTCTCGGCCGACCTGCACAAGCTAGGCGCTGCGGCCATCGACATCCCGATCAAGTTCGATATGTCCAAGATGCCGAAGCTTGGGCAGATCGGTACCGAGCACGTCCCCGTCACATTCGACTTTGGGCGCGAGGTCGGACCGCACGAGCCGATCCTTAACGTGCCAGCCAATATCGACGTCAAGGAATTCGTCCGGCATGGCGAGACCATGCCTATCCTGGACATACCGGCGAAGATTGACATTGCAAACCTACCAAAGTCCGGCGACTTCGAAGAGCTGGGTAACGCCATAACGGGGGCTGTGGCAGCCGAGCAGAATCTTTCCACGGCGACGAACGCGCTCGGTGTCGCGCTTACCGCTGCCGACATCGCTCTCCCTCCGTTCGTAGACCGGGTACTGCGAATGGGGGAGCAGGCCGGCAGCACGTCCAAGTATATGTCCCTCCTGGGTATGAGCCTGGCCGAGCTGATTCCCTGGTCGGAAAAGATCGCGGACGTCTTCTCCCACAATACCATCCCCAATATGAAGGAACTCGCACGCGACGCCGAACGTTCCGGGGCCATCCTTCTTGATGCATTGTCTGTCGGGCTCTCTAAGTCATCCGACGCCGTGGACAAGTTCAGCAGGGCGATGGACTCCGGGATCAAGACCTGGAAGAATGGTGATGGCGTACTCGGTCGCCTTAATGGTCGTCTGCAGCTCTTCGGCGGTTGGCTTACTAAGCTCGGAGCACCTGAGTGGGTCGGTACCGTTACCGGCCTCCACATTCTAACCGAGGGTATCGTCGAGCTTTCTGCCGTTCTTATTCCTGCAGGAATCGCATTCGGTGCCTTTGCAGCTGCGGCCGTTCCGACCATCGGCGATATGTACACGGCCGAGAAGAACATGTTCACGGTGAGCCAGGCGCTCGGGATGCATCTGCCCGGCCTGAGCGACGAGTTTAGCAAGATGGCCGACGCGGTTAAGCCGGAAGTATACATCCTCGCCGGGGAAGCGCTGGACACGATTAACGGCAAGACCGGCGAATTCAAGGATATCGCCGTGGAAACCGGCAGGGTTGTAGACGACCTGGGCGCACGTATCGAGGTGGCCCTGGGCAGCCAGGGCATGTCCTCATTCATTGCCCATGGCGTTGATGACCTATCCCTGCTCGCCAATACGTTCGGTAATGTATTCGGTATCATCGGTAACTTGCTGAAGTCAATGCCCGGATACGCCGAAATTCTGCTCAATGTATTCCATGGCATCACCGGAGCCCTAGAAGACATCACGTCATCCGGAGCGGCCCAGGGGCTCGTCGGCCTTGCACTTGGACTCCATGGTGCCATCTTCTATGCTGGCCTCGCAGGCACCGCCCTGCTCGCGCTGCGCGGTCCGCTCACCTCGATCGTCACCTGGGCCATTGACGGGATAGCAACCGTCGCAGCGCTCGGGTCCGCATTCCTCGAGGAGGCGGCCAGCGCTGGTATCGCCGCTGCCGCGACAGACACGCTCAAGCTCGCCAACCCCTGGCTGCTCGCTGCGGCCGGGGTGGCGCTTGTAGTCGGTGGGGTCATCGCCCTGGTTTCCTGGCTGGGGAACGCAAAGAGTGCCCAGCAGCAGTACCTGGACTCGGTAGAGAATACTATCAATGCCCAGAGTGCATTCTCTGGGATCATCAGCGTTACCCGGAACGCCATCAGCACCACGAACGCGGAGCTTGCCAAGACCCCCGAGTACACGACACGTACCCAAGTTGGCATGCACGGTATCACCAGTTCTGTTACCACTGTCAACAGCGCCTACCAGCAGCTGCAGAGTAACTCTCAGAAGCTGACCGGACAGCTCGGTATGGAGCAGAGCCGCCAGAAGCAGCTCATCGGGATCTTTGGCAGCTCCGCCGCCGCGCAGAACGCAATGAGCCAGGCGGGTATCAAGCTGTCCGACATTGCGAACGCGAACGCCGAAGGCTGGGCGAAGGACATCGTCGAGCTGAAGGCGCTGAACAGCGCCACGGTCCAGCTGGCCGGCTACCAGCGAGGGCAGGCGGCGGCGGCCCAGAACGCCCTGAACGTCATGGGCGGGACGATCACCCAGATCCAGAAGATCACCCAGGCCGAAGACGGGCTGATGAACGTCATCACCGGCGGCGTGACGGCATTCGACACTTTCGCACTTGGCCAGCAGACGCTGTCCCAGAACTTCAACGACGCGGCGAAATCCGCGGCCACGGTGACTCACAGTCTCGGAGACATCAAGAGCTCCGCGAAGCTGACCGGCGCGGTCCTCGGCGGGACCAGCCAGGCCAGCCTCACGCTGAGCCAGGCGTTTTACCAGCAGGTCGGCAACGCCCAGAAGGTGATCGACGCCCTACAGCAGCAGCAGGTGGGCTACCACGACCTGACAACCGCAGTCGCCACCGAGGCCGGACAGATGCTCCAGTTCGCCGGGAACAACGATGCCGCGCGGTCGACGATGGTGGCCATGATCAACAACGCGCTCGGTCCGGGCACCGTGAGAATGCAAACCCTTGACGGCTGGGTTAGGAAGAACTCGACGAGCATGTCGGGATTCGCCTCCATCGTCGCCAAGGCGCAGGAACAGGCAGCGAGCCTCGCCAACGTCCTCCAGAATGATCTCAACTCTCAGTTCCAGGCTGACCTGCTCGCCAGCAGCGGGGCCAACGCCGCGATGAAGAAGTTCACTGATGCGGTTGTGCACGGCGGTACATCAACCGCTGCCTACCGAGGCGCTCGGGCCCAGCTGATCGCCGACCTCGAAGCCACGGGCATGAACGCAACCGACGCCACGAAATTCGTGGACGGCCTGCAGCGCAAGATCGATGCGATGCACGGAAAGACAGTTGCGGTCAATGCCAACACGGGCCAGGCGATCGCAGCGATTAACCAGGTCCAAGCCTACCTGAACGGGCTTCACAACAAGACGGTGTACGCCACGGTTGTGCAGCAGGTCCAGGTGGAGAACACGATCCCGGTTCCGGGCGGCATCGGCGGCGGTGCCTTGCGGGCGGTCGGCGGCATCGTCGGGAACATGCCGCACGCGGCGACCGGCGGCTACCGGCAGGGGCTTACCATGGTCGGCGAGCTAGGGCCGGAGCTTGTGCGGCTGCCGGCCGGCTCCCAGGTCTACCCCCACGGCATCACCCCCGGCTACGCCAGCCAGGGTGGGATGAACAGCATTGCCGCTCTCCAGCTAGAGATAGACAGTAGCGGGCAGTCGGCGTTCGAGCAGTTCATGATCATGGCGATCCGCGAGTGGGTGCGGGTCAAGGGTGGCGGCAACGTCCAGAAGGCATTCGGGAGAAACAAGTGACACCGGAACAGCCGGTCGAAGAGGAAGCACCGCAGGACATAGTCTGCTGGGGCGGCATCGTGCTCCAGTTCGGAACCGGGAACCGGGAGGAAGAGGATGAAGATTAGCAATGGCACGGTGGTCTGGCACTCGCCAGCCGTCGTCGCGGTCAACCGGGCGCGGGCGCAGTACTACCTGTCGACCCTGTCGCCGGAGCAGGTAAACAGGTTCCTCAACGGCCGCCTGTTCCTCAACGCCAACAACCCGCACTGGTACGACGCGGCGGTCAACGCGGTCTGTGCGCTGCTCAACAGCGGAAAGATGCAGATCCTGAGCGGCGCTCAGCCGGCAGCCAACGCGGCGCTGACGGGCACTCTGCTCGCGACGCTGACGTTCGGCGCGACCGCGTTCGGGGCCAGCTCGGGCGGCGTGGCGACCGCCAACGCGATCACCGCTGGTACCGCTGGGAACACCGGCACGGCCGGATACCACGCCCTGCTCGAGAGCAACGGAACTACAGCGGTGGCCACCGGATCGGTCGGCACCTCGGGCGCGGACCTGAACTTCAACTCCACGTCAATCGCGAGCGGCGCGAGCGTCTCCTGCTCGGCTTACACGATCACCGGCGGATAGCCTTCTGATACCCGTTGCTCTAGCGGAAGGGGTGACACGCCATGGCTATCGTACAGCACGCGTCAAACCAGGGCGTGTTCTCTTCTGGAACAACAGGTAGCGTTACCGTCCCCATCAGCGCTGCGAGCGCGGGTAACGCCCTCGTTGCCTGTATAGGTATCACCTCGGCCAGTGCCGCCCCGACGGTCGCCAGCGTAAAGACCGGCACCAACGCTGAGAACTGGGCCAAGGCCGTCGGCATCTCGGACGCCGCGTTCGGCATCGACTCCGAGCAATGGGTTGACCTTAACACCGCTGGCGGCGGAACGAGCGTTGTTGTCGTCGCCAACTTTGCACAGACCGCTACCGCTACCAAGCAGACGGTAGTCCAGGTCGATGTCTTCGAGGTGTCGGGCGTCCCGGCCAGCGCGGCGGTTGACGTGGTCAGCGCTAGCCCTGGAAACAGCGACACCGCGTCCTGGTCTTCCGGAACGACCGCCACCACAGCCCAGGCCAGCGAGATCGCCTTCGGCCATTCGCTGGTCCTCCCCGACTCGGGCGGAACAGGGACGGTCACCCTACCAGGCAGTCCCTGGACGAACGAGACTACGCTGCACGACTCCGGTTCGGTCGGCGGCTTCGGCACGTTCAACATGTACTCCACTGCCGGTTTCAATACGCTTAGCTCTACCGGCACTGTTGTGTACAACGGCACGTCTAGTAGTACCAGCTTCTGGGTCGCTACGGTCATGACCCTCAAGCTCAATACGTCCGTAACCACTTCCGGCGGCATGACGCTGAGGCCCGGCCTGTCCGGTAGCGCGGGTGGCGGCAGCGTCTCCGCCTCGGGCGGCATGACGCTGAAGCCCAGCCTGGCGGGTACCGGCATCATTCCGATCCCGGTCACCACCTCGGGTGGGATGACGTTTCGCCCGTCGCTCGCGGGATCAGCCCGTGTACCGACCGTTGCCTCGGGCGGCCTTACCTTCCGCCCGGCGCTCTTCGGCACGGACATCGAGAACTTCATCGGCGCGGGCGGTCTGACCTTCCGTCCGTCGCTGGCCGGTAGTGCGTCGTATGTTCCGACCTTCCCTGAGAACCCGCTCGCATTCATCGTCGAACTGAACCTCAACGGCACGTGGACGGACATCACCGACTACGTGTACGAGCGGGATCCCATTAACATCACGGACATCGGCCGCCCGAATGAGTCTTCCACCATCCAGGCGGGCCAGTGTACGCTAACCCTGAACAACCGGGACGGTCGGTTCACGCCGAAGAACGCCGCCGGCGCGTACTACCCTTACATCCAGCGAAACACCCAGATTCGGGTGCACGTTAACGCGGCGTCCGTGACCGGAGTCAACTACTCCGGCTATCGGTTCTTCGGCGAGGTGTCGGAATGGCCCCCGACTGCGGACACGACCGGCACCGACCAGTACCTACAGATCACCAGCTCAGGCATCTGGCGACGGCTCTCCCGTGCGAACACCAACATCGGCTCGGCGTACACCCGGTACAACCGGACCCTGAGCAACGTCGCCGGGTACTGGACGATGGAGGACGGCTCCGGCTCGCTCGACTTTGCCTCGGGGATCCTGGGCCAGTCGGTGATGGCGTTCACCAGCGGAGCGCCCAACCTATCTTCCAGCGGAGCCTTCCTCGGCTCCGACGCGCTCCCGGCGCTGAATGGTTCTGTCCTTACCGGAAGCATAGCCACCGCTTCCAACCCCACCGTCAACAGGTTCCGATTCGCCATGTTCGTGCCGTCCGGTGGCGATACCGGCGTGCCGAGCGGGAGCGTCCTGGCTACGCTTCATACCTCCGGCACCGTCGCCCGCGTGGACGTGACGCTGACGGGAAGCGGTGGCGGTCCGGTCACGATCAAGGGCTACAATTCGGGCGGGTCCCAGCTGTTCTCGGCCGACTCGACTACCGTCCACACGTTCGGCATTACGCTGCTGGCTGAGGTCAGCCTGGTTCAGTCCGGCGGAAACATCAGCTACGCGCTCAACCTCTACCTGCCGGGCGATACATCACCGACGGCTAGCGCGAGCGGGAGCATTACCGGCACCGTCGACGACGCCACGTCGGTGGTCTTCAACTCCGGAGCAGCCTACAAGGGAACGGTCGTCGGCCAGGCCATAGTCCTGTACTCCTCGCCCGCGCTTGCCGACGCGGCCGACGCCATTGGCGGTCATGTCGGAGAGGCCGCGATCGCCCGGTTCGAGCGTATCTGCACCGAAGAGGGCATCCCCTTTGAGGTGATCGGTTCCAGCTCGGTACAGATGGGGCCGCAGTTCAACGGGACTATCTCCGCTGTTCTCCAGACCATAGAGGATAGCGACCAGGGTCTCCTGTACGAGTCGATCACCCAGTTCGGCCTCGGCTACCGCGCGTACAACTCCATGGTAGACCAGACGGCCGTCGCTACGCTGGACTACGCGGCCGGCATGCTCTCCGCCGTGCCGGTGCCGACCTATGACGACCAGAACATCGTCAACGACGTCACGGTGAAGAACTACGACGGCTACACCTACCGGCTTCAGCTGGCCTCCGGTGCGATGTCCGTCCAGGATCCGCCCAACGGTGTTGGCGACTATCCGGGGAACCCGGTGGACGTCAATCTGTACTCGGTTGGCGAGGCGACGGGCATTGCCCAGGTGGCCAAGCGAATCCTGAACCCCGGCGTCGTGGACGAGATTCGCATACCGAGCGTGAGCGTCAACCTCGCCCGCTCGCAGGTGGCCAGCCTGTTCGCCACGATCCCCGGTGTGTTCGTCGGTGACTACCTAGCCATTTCCAATCCGCCCTCCTGGCTCTCCGGCGCCAGCCCTTCGAAGCAGATCGTCCTCGGCTACAGCGAGACGCTCAGCAACTTCGGCTGGTACATCGTGTTCAACACGATCCCCGAAGTAGGCTACGAGTCGGCGTTCTTCCCGGGAACGACCAGCGGGAGCCGCTCGGCCGGCAACACCGTGACCGGCAGCCAGTCCGGCTCGGTCAGCGGGGCGGAGATCGGGGACGGGGCCATCAGCCCCGGCAACCTCTCCGACTATACCAACTCGGCCAGCATCGGTGGCGTCACCGTATCCGAAGGCCCGACCGCTCCGGTGGACCCCAACACCGGGGACCTTTGGATCAACAGCAGCGCCGGTTACCAGATCAATCGGTTTGACGGAACGAACTGGAACGGCATCGTCTTTGACGCCACCAACGTCATAGCCGCCGGAACGATCACCGCATCCGAGATCCTGGTCGGAACCCTGACCGCCTCCCTGTTCGCGGCGGGCATCGTGGTCGCCGGCATCGTGGATGCCACCACCATCTCGGGTGCGCAGCTGATCCTGCACGGAAGCACGGGCCAGGTGCTCGTTTACTCCGGCTCTCCCGCCTCCGGAAACATGGTCGCCTCCCTCTCCGGGGCCACCGGGGCGGACGGGCGCGGAAACAGCTACGGCTCCGGCTTCGCCATCTACGGTTCCAACGGCAGCCAGGTCCACATGTATGTCAACGGGAGCCAGGCGGTAACGGAGTACCCGTCGGGTGGCGGCACCGAGGCGACGCCGACCCGGATGTCCATGACAATCTTCAACCAGGGCGCTGGCAACGAGCGCATGGAGATGAGGTTCGCCGGTCCGCAGTCCACATTCGACAACCTCGGCGTCAACGTCATCCTGGACGGAACCGCAGCGGATGGCAGCTTTACCTGCACCGGATTCCTGGAAGTGGGCGGTAGCTCCTCGGCCGCCTGGGGTCCAGGCGTGCTCGGTACCTACCTCGCCGTGACGCACCAGCTTCTGGTCGGTGGTGCGACCGGCTCGGCTGCAGTTGAGGTGAACGGTGGCGCTAACTTCGGCGGGAATGTGATTGTTGCAGGCGGCCTGAATGGATCGGGCGCGCTGCCGCTGAGCACGGTCTCGAGCCCTTCCCTCACAAGCCCGTCGGCGAATGAGGTAAGCCTCGCTGGTGCTATCAACGGCCTTATCAACAGAATGCACAGTCTCGGATTCATCTTATAGAAGGGTATCGCAATGTCATCGGTTAAGTGGACGCAGACTGCTGGTCGCAGCAGTGCCGAGGTCAATGGTGTATCGTACCCCGTGGGCGGGGCCTGGGTTCTCGACATCATCACCGGCACAGGGAACACTCAGATGTTCTTCTCAACGGCCTACCCGAGCCCAGGGTACATGCAGTACAACGACCCTCCGATATACAGCTTCGACGCGCTGACGGAGGCCGATTCCGACGGCACGGCTGCCGCTCTAAAGACAGCGGTTGACGCGCTGTCCGGTGTGGTGGGCTCGACGCTCACGGCATTCAGCGTCACCCAGGGCGTAGGGGTCCATCTTCTCTTCGACGCCAACTGGTCTAACTTCCTGTTCAACATCACCCTCCCGACCGAGATCTCTGGCCAGGAGAATGGCTCCGACTCGGCCCAGCTCACCACGGCTTCCCCGGCGGACGGGAAGCTCAGCCAGGCGGACATCGACACCATCACCGCCTCGCTCGTGGCGCACATCAAGACCCTGAACACGGTGGCGGACTGCTCGGTTGTGCAGTCTGTTGTTACCCCGGCAACCATCTAACCCCTATCACCGACGGAGGCAACGTCATGGCCACATCAATAGCACCGGACATCCGAGTCGACGCAAACCGAGTCGCGGCGATACTACGCGAGCAGCTGGCCGATGCCAACATGCACAACGCCGTTCTTACCGTGGCGCTTGAGGACGCGCGGGCTCGGATCGCTGAGCTGTCCGCCGCGCTCGTGGCCAAGATGGACGCCGAGAGCGAAAGTGAATCCCCCGCCTTATCAGTTGCGATTTAAAATGAGGTGGTATGTCCCCGACGGAAATCCTTGCCCTGCTAGGTGGATCCGGAGGTGGTGCGGTCGGGCTGGTCATGCTAGCGCTGTTCATATCGGGGCATATCGTCCCGAAGAGCCGGCTGACCGAGATCAGGGCGGATATGAGGGCGCTGCGGGAGGAGCGGGATGAATGGAAGAAGATATCCGAAATCGAGAGGCAGAGAGCTGATGTCGAGAGACAGCGAGCGGACGCCGGTGTCCTGGCGGGGCAGATCGCCAAGGACATCATGCTCAGCCTCCGTAAGGAGATCCAGTAATGTGGCCTTTCAGGAGGAAGAGGGTGCAGGTTGATGTAACGCCGATTCAGCATGCAAGGGCCCAGAGGGAAGAGGCCCAGCGCAAGCTGAAGAGCGCCCACAAGCAGCTAGCTCATGACGACGCGACCACCATAAGGCCGCTCAGGGTGATGGCGAGAGAGAATCACATCAGTGAGCATCTCGACTCGATCATCAGGAGGGTAAGGAGTGATGGACCCGAGACAGATAGCCTTTGACCTTATCAACTGGGGTGTGGACTTTGCATTCCTCGTGCCATTCTTCTTCCCCGCCTACATCCGGATAATCTGGGCCTGGGAGAAGGACGAGTGGGGATGGAACATAGTCCTTCTGGATCTGGCTGTATCCATCGCTCTCCTTCCGTCATTCGTGCACCGGGTTTTCGGGACCAATGTCAGCAAGGACTTCTTCATCTGGCTCATTGCAATATCGATATGGCTCATACCCATCATCGTCATCTGGCGCAGCGTGATGATCTGGAAGAAGCAGAGGAAGATCGACACGAAAGAAGAGGAGAAGTAATGGGCATCATCATCGACTTCAGCACGGCCCGGCCGAGCATCCCACTGCTCAAGTCGGCGGGCGTGACGACCGTCATGCGGTACATCGGCTGGGACGGGGTCAGCGGGTACCCCAACACCGGGAAGAACCTGACCAAGGCGGAGGCCGACGCCTACATCAGGGCCGGGATCTCGGTCGGAATCGTGTTCGAGTACCTGGCCAACGCGGCGGCGCTCGGTCACGAGCAGGGCGCGAAGGACGCCGCCCTCGCCAAGGAGCAGCTGGCGCAGCTGGACGCGCCGGTCACCACGGGCGTGTACTTCGCCGTGGACTACGACATCCCGGACTACGCGCCCTCGCTCGCGAATACCCCACAGAACGCGATGGAGAAGCTGGGACCGATCGGCCAGTACTTCAAGGCCATCAAGGACTACAAGGGCGGCTACCGCATCGGCGTGTACGGCGGGTACTGGGCTGTCAAGCGCATTATGGATGCGGGCCTCGCGACCATGGGATGGCAGACGGTCGCCTGGTCCGGCGGCAACGTCGATCCCCGGATCAATCTGCTACAGACGGTGCATACGCCGCCCCTCGTCGGCGTTGACGTGAACGTACATGTGCAGAGGCAGGCGGACTTCGGGCAGTGGCCGCATCCGTACGTTCCTCAGCCGGGTACCGTCGTCGTGCCGAACGTGGTGGGCAAGGAGGCCTCGGACGCCGTCAAGATCCTGTCCGAGGCGGGGCTTCACCCGCACGGGGAGCCGCTCCCGATCATCGCCACCCAGACCCCGGCTCCAGGTACCCACGTGGCCCCAGGGACGACCGTGTCGGTCACCTACAGGTAGACGTGAAGCAGCCCCGCTCCTGAACGTTGCGGCGTCCAGGAACGGGGCTGCGGCTTGTGGTTAGACGACGGCGATCAGGATGCCGGCCACGAGGACCGCGACCCCGACGATGCCTATCTGCAGGATTCCGTGGCGGGCGAGCTGCCTTACGAGAGCCATGGCTTGCACACCCACTGATTCCAGTTGTTCCCGCTCGCCTTGAACTTGGCGACTGCGTTGAGGGCGTTGGTGTAGCCGTTGAACAGGTTGCCTCCGACCACGCTCCCGAGGATCTGCCACAGCCCGCTCGCCCCGCTCGGGTTATAGGCGTTGGTGTTGTCACCCGACTCGCACATGGCGACCGACTCGGCTGCCGGCTCGGCCCAGGCCGGGCCGCCTGCCTCTATCCATAGCGCGCCAACCTGTCCGGGCGTCAGCTGCCCGCTCGCGGTTGAGTGCTGCGACTGCCCGCCAGAAACCACCGTGGGCTGGGGGATGCTCCCGGTGGAATCGGTCGCCGTGGCGAACCGATGCGGCTGAGGTGACGAGGCAGGAGACAGAACACGCGGGGCGGCTAGCGCGTGGGGGTTGACGGGAACGGTGAGGTTCTGGCCGACGTAGATGACGTTGGCGTACTTGATCGTGCTATTGTTGGCCCAGTAGATGCCCGTCCAGTACTTGGACGATCCATAGATGCGGGCAGAGATTGTGCTCAGTGAGTCGCCCGGCCGCACGCGGTAGGTGCGAGACACGTCGGCGATCTGGTGAACGACTACCGGGCTGACGGCGGCGGCAGCCGGTTTCTGTCGCACCTGTTCATTGCTCAGATTGATGTGCGTTACCGGCTGGCTCACTGCCGAGTTCGCGGCCATCGCGTCCGGCAACGGGCCACCGGCCCCGAGGTATGACCCGCCGCATATCACCAGGGTAATGGCGATCGCAGCCAGTACGCAGTTCCTAACATCTCGCCAGCTCATCAGTTCACGATTAGACATCGCTATCCGATCCTAGCAGGGACCCGCAAATTAACTGCAGCGGGATTGGCGAGTTTGACGCTACTCCCTACCAGGGGGTGTATAACGGGCGAATTACGTATTCGTTACCTAAGCGTTATAAAGCGGTCGCCAGCTGGCTTCGCGGCGCGGTCGGCCGGCGGGGCTCCGGCCCTACCCCTCCGGCCCGTGGCGGAGCCTGTCGAGGCCGGGAGAAAAGGGGTCGCCGCGCGCTAGCGCCCGGACCGGACCGCCCGACGCCTTATTTCGGCCTCTCCGTCGGTTCTGCCTTTCAATAGGAACAGGCCCCGGTGAGAGCCGCAAATAGCTCACCGGGGCCTGTACTGGGAAAGGCAGCGGCAACTGATAGGGTCGCGATCCAGTTGCTGCTACACCAAGGGAAGCCAAGGACCCATAGGCCCTCCATCCATTCGGGGATATCTACCCAGACCCCTAGTATACCCGAACAGGAATGGGTTCGCTAGGGCTTGAAGAAATGCCGTTCGTACATGTCCCACTCGTTCCCGCCCTGCCAGACGACCCGGTAGATGCCGGATCCCTCGGCCACCCGGTAGCACATGAAGCAGGGCTCGCTGTTCACGTACAGCGTGGCGGCGTGCCAGAACTGGGGGCTGGCCATCACGATCGCGCCCACCTCGGCATGGACCGTGATGCAGTCGCTGTAGTCGCTCTTGCCCTGGCCGGCCGGGAGCTTGCCGCGCGGGCAGCCGCCCTGTATGCAGGTCGGCTGGCCGTACGGACCCTTGGCGTAGCCGTGCCCGAGTATGCGGCCCTCGGAGGACACAACGACCGCGCCGACGTTCCGATGGGTACAGCGGGCCAGGCCCGAGATCGACTTTGCCACGCCCATAAACGCGTGGTCTTCTGTTGTTGGTATCATGGCCCCTCTAGTTCACCTATGTACTCGTCAAGTATCTCATGGGCGAGTTCCCTGTTCCCGTCCATCACCGCCTGGTCGATCCTGATCAGGAACAGCCTGGCCTTCCGTTCTTCCTCGTGGCGCTTCAGAGCACTCGCGCTCATCCGGTCCCTGGTCTGCTGCGATAGCTTGTATCCCTTTGGCCTGCCCATCGCCGCCCCTACGGTTCTCCGTGCTCGTGCTCGAGGTCGATGCGCCAGCGGTGAAGGTGGCCGTGGTACAGTCGCCACATTCTCAGGAGGTACTCGCTGTTGAGGATGGTCTTGAGCCCGACCAGATACCCGAGCGAGTCGGCGTGCCGGTTCTCCATGTGCTTGGCGAAGTTCTCGTCCGTCATGTTCTCGCTCGCGGTGACGAGAACACGCTCTAGAATGGCCACCCGAATATGCTCCTCAGGGCAATACCGATGATCGGTCCGACTATCCATTCAACGACTACGATCGCGAGCAGCAGCATGATAAAGTCGGCGCGCTGGCCCGGCTTCTTCGGAACGTCGATGCGAAACCAGTACCACCACGGCTTCCGCCCGCCCTCCATCACCTCCTGGATGGTCTCCTTCTTACCGTGAACAGGACAGAACTCCGCGCTTGAGTAAAACTTCCCTTCGCAGATATGTTGCTCTTTCTTTTCCCTAGTCGGGGTCGACAACATACAGCCTCTCTACCATGAGTGGGGTACCGAACCCCGCGATTCGGTTGCCTACGCAGACCACTACGTCGTGGTTAACGGCGATACCCTCTATCTTACGCTTTAGCGAAGGAAATCTAAAGCGGTTCACCCGAAGGTAGACCTCTTCGTCGGTCGTGTCATAGCAGCGGATAGAGCAGTACGCCAGAAGGTCTGGGCGCTTGAGGGTCTTGAGGATATCAGCAGCTTCTTCACCCGTCCGTGAGCGGCGGTTCTCCACGGCGTCCTGGTAGTTGATCTCGCGAACCAGACCCATGTAGACCACGCGGGGTCCCTCACCGTAACTATTCTTGGCATTGGCTCCGTAGTTCTGCTCTACATAGATCTCGGCGGTCTGGGCTCCGTCGTGGGTGGGGCGCGGAACGTTGCGCTGCCTGCCCAGCCAGCGGCCTACCTTGTCCAGGATCTCTTCCGTCCTGTGGAGCCCAAAGGGATCCTTGGCCGTGGCGAACTCCTGCATCTTCTCCACGGTCTTGGGTCCGATGCCCGGCACGATCTGAAGGTCCGCCCAGTTCTTCCAGCCGCCCTCCGGCTCGCACTCCTGAATTTTGTCAGCGGTCTTCTCGCCGATCCCCTTGATCTGGCTCCAGCCCGCGACGAGGCCAATGTTCGGTACACCAGTCCAGCTTCCTCTGGAGTTCGTCAGCGAGGGCGGGCGGATCGCTATGCCGTGCGCCTGGGCGTCCTTCATCAGCTTGAACTGGCCCTCGACATCCCCCTCCTTCGCCAGCGACGCCGCATAGAACTCCAGCGGGTAGTGGGCCTTTAGCCATGCACACCACAAGCCAAGGATCGAGTAGCTGACCGAGTGGGCATAGACAAACGCATAGGTACCCGAGGTGACAAGTCGCTTCCATATCCGCTGCGCCGTCTTCTCGTCGATAGAGTGTAGTCTCGCAGCTCCCTCCACAAAGTTCCCCATGCTCACGTTGAAGGCGGCTTCGCCAATCTTCTTGGCGATGATTCTCCGGATCTCGTTCGCGTTCGTCCAATCGAATCCGCCTACTTCCCGAACGATCTGGAGGATCTGCTCCTGGTATATGATCTGACCGCGCGTGTGAGCTGTGATGCGATCTGTGATTGGATGAAAGCGCTCTGGCTTACGGCGTCCGTGCTTGACATCACAGTATTCCGCTGTAGTACCAGAGAAGAGTGGACCTGGACGGCTGAGTGCATTGATGTCGACCACTTCGCCAAACGTATCCGGAGAGACGTCTCTATTGACCAGGCGGGTAGCTCGACCCTCAAACTGAAAGATTCCTGTGACATCTCCTCGCTTGAAGATCTCCAGTGATCGGGGGTCATCGTCAGGTATCGCATAAAGGTCCTCCAGGGTAAGGTCGGCCATCTCGAGGCAGTTGGCGATGATACCCATCGTCTTGAGACCGAGCAGGTCCATCTTGATCATGCCGGCGTACTCAACGTCGTACTTATCAATGCTCAGTACGGAGCGGCCGTCCCGGTCGTACACGGAGCACACGTCGGTCAGCGGCGTGTTAGAGACGATCAGGCCGGCGGCATGAATGCTCATGCCCCGGACGTTACCCTCAAGCCGGGTGGCCTGCCATACCTTCGGGAACTGGTTCTTGATGGCCATCGCCGAGGGGAACATGTCGAACGTGTCCTGCAGAGAAGAGCTGAACCGGGAGTCGCCGCCCGACCGCTCGATAATGCGCTCGCTGATCGCCTTCTTTGCCCAGTGCGGGATCTGGTAGACGCGGCATGTATCGTCTAGCGAGTTCTTCCCACGATAGCGCACAAAGTTGGCAACTGTACCAACACAATCACCGCCATAGCGTGAGGCCATGTATTCGCGTACTTCGTGACGACGCTCGTCACTGATGTCAAGGTCGATATCAGGAGGATCGGTACGAGTGACATCGATAAACCTCTCGAACAGGAGGTGGGGGTAGCGGATGGGGTCAACCTCGGTGATACGGATCAGCCAGCTGACCACGCTAGCGGCCACGGAGCCACGGCCCGGCCCCATCGGGATGCCGGAGTCCTTAGCCCAGCGCACCATGTCGCTCGTGGCCAGGAAGAAGTCCGCATAGTCCTTGTCGACGATCAGGCCCATCTCATACTTGGTGCGCTCGGCGTACCAGTCCTGCTGCTCCTTCGGCCGCTCGTGAATGCGCCGGTACTTCCATCCGAACCGGCACCACTGCCAGAGCAGCTCCTCGGAGGTCACAGGACCCCCGCCCAGCAGGCGGCCATGGCGGCCAGCTGTATCAGTTCCTTCCGAAGCTCCACATTGCCCTCGCCGGAGTCGTACGTGAGGGCGCGGCAGACCTCGCCGAACTCCTCGCCAAGAATGGAGAGACGTTCCAGCGTCGGCAGCGCCGGGTTGATCATGGCGTGTTCGCCGTGCTTCTGCCATGCACGCAGCGCCTCGTCCTCTATCTCGTTCAGCGTCGTCGGAGGGATGATAGGCTCAAATTCGTTCACGTCCACGGCTCTAGGTCCTTTGGCTCGGCCGGATAGCGCAGCTTCTCGGCCTTGGGTAGGGTTACATCACACATGTCGGCGATCTCGGCCGTCGCCATGATCGCGGCCCAGGCCTGGCGTCCGGTCAGCCCGGTCTTCTTCAGCCGGTTGACTAGCTCATGCTCGTCGGTCGGCAGGGTAAGCGGCACCGCGTAGTTCCACTCCCGCATGGCGTCGTCGACGGACGCCTTACCCCGGTGAACGGCGTGAAGCACTGCCTGCATCTCTGCGTCGTCCATGGACGGGTAGTGAGCATCGAAGGTCACCGCGAGCGGGACGCCCATCTCCTTGCTCAGCTGAGCGTAGGCGGTGTTCATGGCGCAGGTCCGCGGCAGTTCATAGAACGGCTGTATCTCTATGAAGTACCGCTCTCCGAACAGCCGCTCGAATCGCTCGATGACTCCTCTGGCGCTTTCAAAGTCAGGATCATCGTTATGCTCAGGAGTTCCTTTTCCTCCAAGGAGGGCGCAAGCGAGGAGGCTTCCGGAACACCCTGAAAGAGCGACAATGCCGCCGGCATTTGCCGCAAGGTTACCCCCGGATACTGTAGGGTGGTAATAGTAATCTCGGTACGACTGGGCAACGATCTTATTGAGGTTTCGATAGCCAGCGGCGGTGGCGGCAAGGAGGGTGAGGTGATTCTTGTATGCGGATCGGGCGGGGAGGAGCTCGACCTCTCCTCCGCGCTGGACGAGTCGTCTCTCATCGTTCTCCTCCAGAACGGAGCCACAGTACGCCTCCAGTCCGAATATGGGCTTGATGCCCGCCTTGACCGCTGCCTTCTCGAACTGAAAATG